ATGAAGCACATTGCAAATATTATGCAGATGAACGATTGGGATATGAATCAAGAAAGTACAGTGGGGCGGATATTGGAATATGGTCGCGGGAAGACTAAAAAATTCGTCATCGAATGGTTGGGTGGAGAGAAAACCGAAGTGAAAGGCGGTTATTACGATGCCTGTGCTATAGGTTTGAATGCTGATACTTGGAACTTTATTCGTCGAATTTAATAAGGTTAAACAGGTCGTCTGAAACGGCGGACGACCTGTCTAGATAATAAAGAAAGGAAAACGATGAGTGGTATGCATCCTGAAATGATACGGGCGGAAATCAAAATGAAGGGACTGTCGCTTGCCGATGTGGCTGCGATGGCAGGTATAGGCGAAAGCACAGTGCGTCAGGCTTTGAGAAAGCCGTCGACTGCCGGCGAGATGGCGATTGCGAAAGTGTTGGGCAAGCCCTTGTATGAGCTGTGGCCTGAACGGTGGACGAAAGACGGGCGGCGCATCCGCCCCCGCTATGCTTATTTATATAAAGAGGCGGCAGCATGAAAACGCATTATTCGATTTCCGAGTTATTGGAAATGAACTTGGAAAAATTTCCTAAGACGAACAGAGCAATCTTATATAAGGTTGAACGAGAGAAGTGGTCTTTTATTGAAGCCTCTTGTCAGGGTGGGAAAAACGGCAAACGCCGCGAATATGCACCGCCCCCAGAGGTGTTGAAACTGATTCAGGCGAAGAAGCTGAACGAGGTTTTGGGCGGTTTGTCAGATTTGCCCGCCCCCCTGTCTTCTTATGAAGAAAAAGGCGGCGAGGAGGCGGGGCTGCCCTCTCCCGATGTGCGAGGGGGACAGCTTACCATCGGCGTTGCGGACGGCTCGACGGAGCAACAACGGCTGTGCGAATCGGCACGACGCGGGGTTTTGTCTGCGGTCGAGCTGGTAATGGCGGAATCGGGTGTGTCGAAGGAGGCGGCGATGACGACTGTTTTGACGCAGGCGAAGATGCCTGGCTTCGAGCATATTGCGAAGCTGTTTTCTTTGGCTGCCGACGGGCGCGGCGGCGGTGGGAAGCTGCCGAGCGTACGGACCATCAAGAGGTGGTTTGCGGCGCGGGAATCTAACAGCCTCGCGCCGAAATCTAGAACCGAGGATATGAACGTCCCGTCTTGGCTGCCTGTGTTTTTGGAATGCTACCGGCTGCCGATGAAGCCTTCTGTTTCTGAAGCTTACCGCTTGTTTGTGAACAGGCTGGAGGCTTTGCCCTCTCCCCAACCCTCTCCCACGGGGAGAGGGGGCGATGTGCCGAGTATCCATCAGGTGCGCCGGTGGTTGGGCAAGCTTGGCAATGTGGAGCGTGAACGCGGACGACGCGGCGCGCGGGATTTGAAAAATATCCTGCCGCACAAACGGCGCGATTTCCTGCACTTGAAACCTGCCGCCATCTACACCGCCGACGGTCATACGTTTGATGCGGAGGTGTTGAATCCGTTATCGGGGCTGCCGTTCAGACCTGAAATTACGACGGTTTTGGACGTTGGCACAAGACGGTGTATGGGCTGGAGCGTGGGGCTGGCGGAAAGCCGGTTTACCGTGCTTGAGGCTTTAAGCCACGCGAGCCGCGCGGCCATCGGTGCGCTTTGGTATGTGGACTGGGGTCGTGGCTTTGAAAACTTGATGATGACGGATGAGGCAACGGGTCTGATGGGCAGGCTGGGTATGACGATGACGCATTCGCGGGCTTATAACTCGCAAGCGAAGGGCGCGTCGGAACGCAGCCATAATATTTTCACACGGGCGGCGGCGAACCTGCCGTCTTTTGTGGGAAAAAATATGGACGACGAGGCGCGGCAGAAGCTGTTTAAGTTGTCGCGTAAGGAAGTCCGCCTGCACGGGAAGATTTTGAATTCGCCGATTCCTACTTGGGATGAGTTTAAGGGCTATATCGAACGGGTGGTGGACGAATATAACGACCGACCGCACCGTTCGCTGCCTAAGTTTACCGACCGCGATGGCAAACGCCGGCATATGTCGCCTAATGAGTTTTGGGCTTTGAAGGTGGCGGAGTTTGGCGAGCCGCCAAGCGTGTCGCCGGAGGAGGAAGGGTATTTGTTCCGACCGCAGGTGATGCGCACGGTACGGCGCGGAGAGGTATCGCTGTTCAGCAATACTTATTATTCCGCCGAACTGATGGAGTTCAACGGCGAAACGGTCAGGGTCGGCTACGACGTGCAGGACGCGCTTTGGGTTTGGATTTACGACGATGTCGGCCGCCTTATCTGCAAAGCGGAATGGCATGGCAACTCGACGGACTATATGCCTGTCAGCGTCTTGGAACGCGCGGAAGACAAACGCAACGACGAGCGTCTGAAACGCAACGAGCTGCAACAGCAAAACATCCTGAAAGAACGCCGCGTACCGACCATCGAACATCAGGACTCGGTCAATATCGGGGGGATGGTGCTGGATATGGGCCAAATCAAGGCTAAGGCTGCCGCATTGGCAGCACGCCGAAACCGTGAGGACGATTTAACGGTCGAGGCCGTGGCAGTGAAGGCGGTGGAAATGCCGTCTGAAACGGAAGCTGCCGCGGGCTGGTCGGTACCGTCCGAAGCATCGGAGCGGTTTGCGCTGTATCAGCGTCTTTGCGGTCAGACGGATTTGCCGCCGCAGGCGCAAAGATGGCTGGAGCGGTATCCGCAAAGCAATGAGTATAAGGCGTTGTCCAAACGGGCGATGCTGGCTTGATTTCAGACGACCTTTCGGGGTTTTAAACAAGGTTTATTCACTAATTTAAAAGGATTTTAAAAATGAAAATTGCAAATATCAACAATCTGTCTTTGGTCTCTGTTGCGATGGAGCGTTTGGTTAACCGTCAGGACGGTTTGCCGGGTTTGGGTGTGTTATACGGCCCTTCGGGTTTCGGTAAGACGACGGCGACTGTGGCGGTGGCGAATGAGACACGCGCTTACTATGTCCAGCTGCGCAGCGCATGGAGCAAAAAGACGTTGCTGGAAAAAATCTGCTTCGAGATGGGCTTGCCGCCTGCCCGGACGGCGGCGGGTTGTTTGGATGTGATCTGCGAACAGTTGGCCGCCAGTCAGCGTCCGTTGATTTTGGATGAGGCGGACTATTTGGTTACGCATAAGGGATTGGTCGAGCTGGTGCGCGACATCTACGAGGGCAGCCAAGCCCCGCTGATGTTGGTGGGCGAGGAGATGTTGCCGACCAAGCTGAAGAAATTCGAGCGTTTCCACGGTCGCGTGCTGGCTTGGGTACCTGCGCAGCCTGTCGATTTGGCAGACGCGGAAGAGTTGGCGAAGGTTTACGCACCTGATTTGACGTTTGAAAAAGATGCGCTGTCTTATTTGGTGGATTTGGCACACGGCTCGGTACGCCGCGTAACGGTCAATTTGGTCAATCTGTTGGAGCTTGCCAACCAGCAAGGCTTGGATACGGTAACGCGCGAGGTTTGTGCGAAAGCCGACCTGTACAAGGGCGAAGCACCTAAACGCGGGGTCAAATTATGAGCGTGACGACATTGACGAAGCCCCGCAACCGCCGACAAGAGATTTGGAACTGTCTGCGGGGCAATAAGGACAGGCTTCAGACAGTCTCTGAAATCGCCAAAGCCTGCCAACTGAGCGGGAATACGGTGTACGCGTATCTGAAAGCTCTTAATAAAGGCGGGTTTGTGTCGATACAGAAGGGTTCGGACTTTTGCAGACCGTACGGATACCGACTGGAGCGGGATGCGGGTGTGGATGCGCCCCGCTTGTCTGATGACGGTCAGCCGTTGAAATGTCCGGTAACGGAAGCCTTGTGGCGGACGATGCGGATTTTGAAAACCTTTGACTTGGACAGCCTGACGGCCCACGTCAATATGACACACCCTGTCAGCCGCAGTATGGCCAAGGTTTATGCTCAACACCTTGAAGCGGCGGGTTATCTGAAAAATACGGGCAACGCTCGGAAAAAATCGTTTGTCCTTTTGAAGAATACAGGGTCGAAAGCACCGCAGCTTCTGGCTGTCAGAGAGGTGTATGACCCAAATATAAACGAAATTGTATTAAGGGAGGTTCCTGATTATGAATGAAAAAGATTATATGAAAGAAGATTGGTACGCGGTTTTGAAGGAAGAGGTCGAGAAAGACGGACTGATGAAGACTGCGGCAAAACTCCGATACAGCGCGACAAGCATCAGTCTGATTTTGAACGGTAAATACAACGGCAAGCCAGACAAAGTTGCTGCGAAAGTGACGGATGTATTTCGCAAGGTGATGTGTCCGTTTGAAGGTCGACGGATGGAACGAGCCGAATGTATTGAAATCTCTCTCTCCCCCGCTCCGACGCATAACCCTATCAAAATGCAGCACTGGCGGGCATGTCAAAAGTGTGAAATTAAACCATGCGAAAAGCGTAAAAAGGTTGGCTGAAATGAGACAAGAATATGCGGTACACGCCGGAGTCTATGAGGACACTTGGCACGATTATGAAACCCATAAACGGCGGAAGATTTGGCGTGCGGATATACGCGGCAAGCGGAAAGAAGGCTTCGCATGGTTGCAAATCCGCCGACTGCGGAAACGCTTCGAGACCAAAGAGGAAGCCAGGGAATGGGCGGCGCAGGTTAAGGCGGATTGGGTACGCAATAATTTTTTTGCCTTGAGAAAATATTAAGTAATTGATTTATAAGGAAATATGAAAATGTCTAATTTGTTTTACGAACGAAAAACCAAGTGGATCAGTTTGGCTTTTTGGTTGTTGTTTTGGGCGGTTTTGGTGGGAACGATGCTGCACAGCTGCTCTAAGCCGGTGGTGTCGGCGGCGAAATTGGAAATGTCGCGTCGCGAGCGGATGGCGGATTTGGAGGCTCAAGCCTTGGGCGAGCAATACGAGGCGATGAGCGTAGAGGAAAAAATGAAAGGGATTGTTTATGAGCGATAAGCCAATTTTATTGAGCCCTGCGGCGAAAAAAGAGGCTTTGGCACGGGCGGTAAAGGAAATCCGCGCGAAATATGGCGATAAGGCGATTGTGAAAGGATGTGTGAAATGAGTTTCGGACGACGTAATACGGATTGGCAGGCTTGGGGACAACACCGCAGGCGTGCGACGGCGCGAATGGCGCAAAAAAACAGAGAGCGTGAAATTGAGGAATATCAGGCGCGTTTTAAACGGCCTGCCGAGAAGAAGGAGGAGAAAAAATGATTTGGTTTGTTGTCGGATTGGCGGTGTTGGTGCTGCTGGGGATTTGGCTTGAGCTGTTGGTCCGAATCGTTGTATCACGCATGATCGGCGAAGGCCATGACGGGTATGACGACAATTAAGGCATTGATGTCGCTCTATATTTTTTTGCTTTATTGAAAATGTAAGGCATTGATTTAAAGGGATTTAAGAAATGAATAAAGAGAAAATCTTAGACAAAATCAAGAAATGCTTGGCTTTGAGTAAGTCGGCAAATGAACATGAAGCCGCACAGGCATTAAAGCAGGCGCAGGCTTTGATGGAGAAGTATGAAGTCAATGCTGTAGATATTGCTTTATCAGAAGTCTCTGAACAGAAAGCCGATCGAAAAATGGCTTTTAAATTGGCAAATTGGCAATGGAGTGTTGCAACTATGATTTCCGATGTATTCGGATGCAAAACTTACAAACGCGGGAAGACGATGATGTTTTACGGCATTGGAAATCGAGCAGAAATCTCAGCCTATGCCTTTGATGTAGTTTATCGGCAGATTTCCGCCGAACGCCGCAAATTTTTGAAAGCCTGCCGAGCAAGAAAGCCCGCACACAGAACTTATCTTGCCGACCAATTTTGCGATGGTTGGATTATGGGTGCTTGGGAGGTAGTCAAAAAATTCGAGATGTCTGATGAGGAGAAAGCCATTATGGACGGATACGAAAAGAAAGAACATCCGAATATGCGCGAAGCGAGAACAAGAGATGCGAAATCGTCAATTCTGGAAGGGTCAACAATGGAATATGAGGCGTTAGTCCAAGGAATGGAATCGGGTAAGCAAGTGCAGTTACATCATGCCATGAATGGTACGGACGGCGTAAAACAAATTGGAGAGCAAAAATGAATCAAAAAGAAATCACCGAATGGATCGAAGACCGTGGCGAGCTGATGATCATGAAGAAGGACGGCGAAGGCTTTGTAATCGCTGCGCGGTCGCCGGACGGGATGTGGAAGACTGCCGAGGCGGGAACTTTGGCTCAGGCGATAACTTTATGGGAGGAAGCGTGATGGACATTGAGCAATACAACCCTAAAAAGAGTCCGAAATATAGCAATTTTATTTATAGATTTTTGAAAAAGAACAAAAAAATTATACCGCATAGAGGAATGCCGGTTATCGAAAAGTTTGACACGTTGGGTATCTGGCGTATCGGATGGCATGACAGTGACGGATGGTTTACCGGTGCTCCCATCAGTTTTTTACCCAATGGCAAGGTAGAGATTTATGCATTTAAGCCAGGCGGACAAGTTATCGAAAAAGTCGAATGGTGTGATTACAAACGTATTGGAGCCTGTGCTATTGACGGGTATGCGCATAAATGGCGTGAAGTTAATAAAAACAGCCGGTGCTGCGAATACTGCGGCCAATGGATACGACGGAAAGTTAAAACCGAGAAAGTTATTCGCCGCCGCGATATTTGGGAGATGGAATCATGATTTGCCGTTGTCCTAACTGCGGAGCGGCCAACAGCTTGGATAGTTTAGTCAGTGATGCTGAAGCAGCCGAAGTGCTGAAGATGTTGCTGGAACTTGATGCTGATATCGGGAAAGCGGCAATACGGTATATCGGTTTGTTCCGCCCCGCCAAGTCCCAGCTCTCTTGGGCGCGTACCGCGAAACTGCTGAATGAGTTGCTGCCGATGATTAAGGCGCAGGAGGCGGCGCGTGACGGGGTTTGTTTTCCTGCCCCTACCGAGGCTTGGATTCATGGCTTTAACGAGACGGTCAATGCACGCGACCAAGGCCGTCTGAAACTGCCCTTAAAGTCGCATGGTTATTTGCTGGAGATTGTCAGCCAGTGGCAGGGTTCAGAGTTTCCCTCTCCCCAACCCTCTCCCACGGGGAGAGGGGGCGAAGGCGGCGCACCGTCAAAACTGCGGCAGGGGGTGGCAGCCTTGGGAGAATGGGCAGGAGAAGATTGGGCGAAACGAGAAATCGCTTCAGGTTTTGCATTACTTGCCGCGCTCAATCTACCCAACCGACCGGCAGCGCAGGATATGCCGGTAGTCGCGGAAATTTGGTATCGGAAACTGAAAGATAAAGGTGAGATTGTGTCGCCGGAGTATGACCCGATACGGCTTCAGACGGGGTTTAAGGTATTGCAGGCGGCGGAAACATGGCCGCACCCTGCCGAACTGCTCCGCAACCTGCCGCCACGGATGATACCAAGGGCGATGCTGGCAAAGCCCGCGCCGGATAAGGAAAAAGGCCGTCAGAAAATGGCGGAAGTGAAAGATGTTTTAAACAAGAAAGGTCATTGAAATGGAAAATGTATATTTTACAAGTAATAACCGAATATCGGACTTAATCAGTCAACTAGAAAAGTTGAAGGCAGAGCACGGCGATTTGGTAATAACCAGAAATTATTTGCGAGGAGGAGTTAGAGATATTGATTTAACAGAGGTTAAGGTTGCCTATATCAGACCGAAGGAAAAACGCGAAAAAATACTGGCTTATCGTATTGGAATACACCAAGTCGGTGATTTAAAAGTTTTAAGAATTTTATAGTTTAAAAGGAAAACATCATGATTGAACCGCACGAGTACCGTCTATTGGACGAATATTTAGAGCAAGACTGGGATGCCTTTATCAGTTTTGCTGAAACTAAAGGATTTGAAGCAAGCGAAGTATATCAACTACTCAACAAACTGGAGGAAAAAGCAAATGGCTAAACCAAAGAAAACCAAAACCGAAGCACTGACTGTGGGTATCCAAGACCGTGCCGACGCATCGGTGCAAATCAAACGTATGGGCGACTTGCAGCGTCAAATCGAGCGTATCCAAGCAGACCATAACGACCAAGTGGCCGAGCTGCAAAAAAACGCAGATGAGCGCGTTGCCCCGCTGATGGCGGAAATCAATGCCATCCATGCCGGTGTGCAGGCATGGAGCGAAGCAAACCGCGATGCGCTGACCGACGGCGGTAAAGTCAAGTTTGCCGACCTGACCACCGGCATTATCCGTTGGCGGAACAACCCGCCAAAATGCAGCGTCAGTGGTGTTGATGCAGTGCTGGCTTTGCTGGAGTCCAAGCCCGACTTGGAACGCTTTATCCGAGTGAAGAAAGAAGTCAATAAAGATGCGGTATTGAACGAACCTGAGTTTTTCGCCGACAACCCTGTGCCGGGTATTAAGATTGTTCAGGGTAAGGAGTTTTTCAGTGTCGAACCGCATAATCAGGAGCTGATGTGATGGCGAGAATTGTTATTACGATAGAAGACGAGATGACAGTAAACGGCCTGAACGGCGTAACCATCAGTTATGACGGCGATGTGGAGCTGGAAGGCGAAATAACGATGGCGCAGATAACGGCTTACAACATCAAGAAATTTATGGATGCGGTTGAGTTTGAGGCCGCAAAAGGCTGAGTAAAGCAAATTGACCCACGGCGGGAAACAACCCGCCATTTTTGAAAAAGGATTAGATATGTGGTTTAAACAAGTTACTCCATTCCGTTTGCCGGAATTGCCTGAAAAACGTTATTTAGATGAATCTCTTGGAAATAGTTGGTTTACCGAACCACAGGGCTTGGACTGGTTTTCCGAGGGCTTTACCCACCCGACCGCATTTTCTGAAACGGCGGTGGTTGAAGTGGAAAAGACTATGCTTATCGCCCTGAAGCGAGAAGAAAAAGTATTACCCAGTGCGGCCATCAAACATAAATTGGACGAACAGGTTGTTAAGATCCAAACTGCCGAAGGCCGTAATGTCGGCCGCAGAGAAAAGCATGAATTACGCGAAGCAATTATCGACGACCTGCTGCCTAAAGCGTTGATTAAAAGCAGCCGCACTTATGGTTTATTTGCTGGCGAGTGGTTATTCGTTGATACGGCAAATCGCCGCAAGGCCGAAAATATGCTGACCAAGTTGCGCGAAGCCCTTGGCGGGCTGCCTGCTCAACATCTGGTTACCCGTCAATCGCCGGCATCATTGATGACCAATTGGCTGTTGCAGGGCGAAGCTCAGGGGCGGTTTGTGTTAGATAGTGATGTTACCCTGGTCGGAGCGGGCGATGTTGCTCCCAAAGTTAAAATCAGCCGCAAAGACCTTACCGCCGAAGATGTGGTACAACACGCCAAAAACGGCATGAAAGTAACCGAACTTGGCTTGGTATGGAATGACCGCGTGGCATTTATCCTGACACAGGATTTAACACTGAAACGTATCCAATGGCTGGACGTTGTGCAGGAAGAAGCTGAAGGCAGCTGCGATGATGCGGAAAGTATGGCTTATGCCACACAGCTACTGATGGCGGCTGCACTGAGTGTGATTCTTGGTGAGTTGGTGGATTTACTGGGAGGTTGGCAGGAATGATGGAGGGTTGGGATGGATTCTGAAGGCTGGGATTTTTAAAGCTTGATTAAAGGCCGTCTGAAATGGGGTTTAAAACCTGTTTCAGACGGCCTTTTTTATGTCTGTCAGTTTCGCAAAAAAAACATCGACTTAATACTATATATTGTATTTTATTGGTATAATATGCGCTAATTTATACTATATGTTGTATTGGAGAGATAATGCGCCGGGCGTTGATTGCGAAAATTAAAATTGCTCAAAAGGAGCTGGGCTTGGATGACGGTACCTATCGCGCGGTGTTGGAGCGCGTGACGGGAAAGAGGTCATGTACCGAGTGCAGTATCCCCGAGCTGGAACGCGTAGTAGAGGATTTGCGCCAGCATGGGTTTACGCCGAAAAAAACGGCAGGCCGTCGCCCGAACCGCCGAAGCTCTGCCGATCCTATGATGCGGAAAATCGAAGCCCTGCTGCTGGATAACGGCTGGAGCTGGAATTATGCGCACGGTACGGCGAAAAAGATGTTTAAGGTTGACCGTGTGGAATGGTTGTCCGACGGCAATATGCACAAGCTGGTGGCGGCGTTGCAGATTGCGGCGAACCGAAAGAAGAAGGAGGCATAGGAATGAGTGTAAGTTGGGAAATGACAGAGCAGGACTTTGAGGATGTGAAACATCTTCTGCCGCAGAGCGTGGTGGCGATGATTACGGTCATCGGGCTTGAAGCGGCGTTTCACATGGTCAAGGTTTGGGGCGGGACGAATTACCCGATTTCCAACCGCCGGCGCAATACGCGTCAGAGCCGAATCTTACACGCACAACTGGTCGAGGACATTGGCGAGGAGGCTGCGGGACGATTGGAGCGAGCTTATGCCGGTCAACCTTTCTTGGCCATTCCTCGCTGCTGGGACGCGATGCGCGAGCTGCGCAATCGATTTATCCGCCGGCAGTATGATGCGATGAGTGCGGAGGGTTTGAGCGATTTGATTATTGTGCGCGAGCTGGTATTGGCTCATCGCCTGTCTACGCGCAATATCCGATACATTTTGAAAGAGGCCGACCGCGAGGCGGCGGCAAGAGCGCAGACGGATTTATTTGCAGCTTGATTGTGTTGTGTGTTTCTTGTGAGTGGACCTTTGCCCTGCTTTTTGCAGGGCTTTTTTTGTCTGCGGAACAGTAAGTGCATTTGTGCCGACCGTCTTATGCCGTCTGAAAAGGTTAAATAAGGTTTTGAAAATAAATTGTGATTTGATTTTCGGAGATGTTTATGGGCAAAACTGTAACTTTAACCGCCGGACACAGCAACACCGACCCGGGCGCGGTCAACGGAAGCGACCGTGAGGCGGACTTGGCGCAGGATATGCGCAACATCGTGGCATCTATCTTGCGCGATGACTACGGCTTGACCGTTAAAACCGACGGCACGGGCAAAGGCAATATGCCGCTGCGCGATGCGGTCAAGCTGATTCGCGGCTCAGATGTGGCGATTGAGTTCCACACTAATGCGGCGGCGAACAAAACGGCGACAGGCATCGAAGCCTTGTCCACGCCGAAAAACAAACGCTGGTGTCAGGTGTTGAGCAAGGCTGTTGCCAAGAAAACCGGCTGGAAACTGCGCGGCGAAGACGGCTTTAAACCCGACAATGCGGGCCAGCATTCGCGGTTGGCGTATGCGCAGGCAGGCGGCATTGTGTTTGAACCTTTTTTCATCAGTAACGACACTGATTTGGCCTTGTTTAAATCTACTAAATGGGGCATCTGCCGCGCAATTGCGGACGCGATTGCGATGGAATTAGGAGCGGCGAAAGTATGAAAAAGTCTTTGATTGCTTTATCTATTGCCTATTGTGCAAAGTTGAAAAACGGTTTTGGCGTACCGCCGTTACCTGAAATCAAAATCACGCCAAGCCCTGTTCGGGTAGGCTCTTTGAAACAACATCCGAGCCTGCGCTTGGGTAAATCAGGCGTGGCGGCAGCCAAACGCGCGGCGCGTAAACGCAAGGCGAGAAAGTAAGAAATATGATTGACGGTTGGGATGGTTATTAAGATGCGCATTTTCGATATTTTCAAAAACCCTGCGACAGGCAATGTGTCGCACTCAAAACTTTGGGCAAACGTCGCCTGCGCGGCGGGTACGGTTAAATTTGTGATGTTGCCTGACCCATCGGCGGAGATTTGGGCGGTGTATTTGGGCATTGTCGGCGGCTATGCGGTGGCGCGCTCGTTTGTCAGC